CTACTATACTCTGTGAATATCCACGCATGCTATGTCCAATCAGATACTAGATCGTCTAAACTAACATCACCTTGATCAATTTTTGGTGTTGCTGGTTTTGGAGTAGGTGCTGGAGTAGGTTTTTCTGTAGCACGAACAGTAGGTTCTGGAATATCATCTTCTACTTTAAGTATTACAGGGTCAACAGGTCTAGCAATTGGCTGTTGTTTTTTCTGTTCAAACTCTTCACCATCTTCTTCTTTGTTAACGCTTACTGATAATGTAATAGCACGTTTAGCTTCTTCTGAAGTTGATTTTGTAGAGCATACTGCATACTCTTCGTCATTCAATACTCTGATTGGTTTAAAGCCAATCTTTGTGCTTGATGAGTCTTCATCAAAAGAAACTCTTGATATAACAGACATTAAGTTTTGACCATTAGCACGAACGTAGTCTGTGTATTCATGTAAAGGCTTGCGGTCTTTAGTGCCATTACCAAATATAGATTGCGCAGGTAAAGTCATTTGATATATGTCACCATTTAAATCATCAGCACGAACAACTGCAATACGTCTACTAAAACGACAAGCTTTAGTGCCAGATGGGCCAGAACCTTTAATATTTTGAGGACATGCTAAACATGTATCTGCTTGTTTTTCAGAAACAGTATCATCAGGTTTTGAGCTGTCTGAAGACCAGCAGGCTGGTGGTGGCATTTTTTCGCCTTGTCTAAACTCTTTAGCAAAATACATACGATGCACATGAGGTGATGCATTAACAATAACTATATCAAGTGCGTCTTGATTAGACTTCTCAATTTCTTTACCATTAACCATTAATCTAAATTTACCGCCTCGTATAGAAATACGTTTGGCTGTCATTGAACTACCTGTGATATGGGCTGTAAAACCATCATCACGTCGAGTATGTGCTGCTACTGCGGTGCTACCAAATACATCTAAATCGGTGTTCATACTTTCTCCTTATTTTCTCTACTTTTAGTTATTCTTACTGTGTATTCACTTGTTGCTTGTAATCCTGGAGGTGCTTTGTCGGGATTAAGTTCTAGATATTCTTTTACTGCCGACTGCACTAATCTTTTCTCAAAGAATTCAGGCATTTTGTTGTCTAATATAAAGTCATACATGCTAGACCAATCACTTGTCCAATATCGGGTGCGTAAAGTTCTTGATAACGTTCCTACTTTAGTTTTTAAACTTGTTACATTTAAAGTTCTACACGCTTCATTAAGAGCTAAATCAATCTTATCTTTCTGCACTTTAATATCAGTAATTTCTTTTTCTAAAGTTTCAATCTTATCACGCATATTAACTGACGCTTGCATCATCTTTTCTATTTTATTATCATCTAATTCCATATTCTCTCCTTTCAAATATTAAGAGATACAGTATAGCATAATTATTTACAATGTCAACTACTTTCTTTATCAATTAAATATCCATAGTTAAGTATTATCCAAAAAGCAAATTGTAATAGCTCTTGGGGGGTTGCATTACTTTTCATAGAATTAGCTTTATTACTTAATACTTGAATATTGCCTTTGATATATCCTTTAGTATTATCTATTCTATCAAGAGATGCCGCATAGGGAGATGCTCCTTTTTTACCTGAGGGTCTAAATTCTTTTTCAAGAGGTTCTTTAAACACAGGGCATAGTTTAGGTATATTTATATCCGTTTCGTCTATAGTGCATTCAACTCCTCTTTTTTTTGATCTATTTTTTGCGCTTAATAATAATATTTTTTCAGGGTTTTTAATAGAATATTTATGAAAATACTCTCGTACATGAGCTCTGTTATCATCTCTCCATTTTTGTGTCCATACTTTTCTATTAAACATCACTAAACTCCTCTTTATAAAGGTCTACTAATTTAATATGGTTATCTATTTTACCTTGTAGCATTCTGTATATTTTTGTTTCTACAGGGCTACCTTGTAAATGTACAACAGTCATTTTATTTTTTTGCCCGGCTCTATCCATACGAGCACAACATTGTATGTAGGTTTCAACAGACATAACAGGTGACCAAAATACAACTACGTTAGCTGCGTGGAGTGTAACTCCATGTGATGCAGATTGCGGTTGGATCACTAATACTTGGGGGTTTTTACTTTCTTGAAAACTTTTAAATATTTCTGTGCGTTTATTCATAGATACATCTCCATGTATACAATCACAGGTAATTTTATCTTTGTGTAGTTCTGCCATTATCTTTTCTATGCTGTGGCGGAAAGGGCAAAATATAATAACTTTGTGGCTGGCTTCTTCTATAATTTCTTTTAAAGCCGTCATACGATTAGATACATCAAACTCTATGACGCCTCTTGTATCTGAATAGATTGATCCTGCACTTACTTGTAGAAGTTTGGTGAGCATTACCGCTGCATTAACAACGGTAATTTCTTCACCTGATGTTTCCATATACATATCTTTTTTTAATTTTTTATAATACTTATCTTGTTGGGGAGTAAGTGGGACTTCCCGAGTTGTATATAAAACATCGGGTAAGTCAAGACATTCTTCTTTGGTATAACGAATGGCAGGTTGTAGTGTTTTAAATACTATGTCCTGCGCATTAAATCTAGGCACCCAGGTGAACTGACTGACTTTCTGCATTACCATATCCTTAAATGTTCCTGCGTATTTTGGGACGGATGCGGGGTTCACAAGTCTAGCCAGTCCATATGCGTCAGCCGGTGATTGAGCAGCGGGTGTTCCTGTCATAAGCCATAACCATGTGTTAGGTGTTACCACACGATTGATTGACTTCCAGCGACGTGTCGTGACAGTCTTGATATAGTTAGCCTCATCAACTACTATTAAATCAAAACCGCCAGATTGGATTTCTTTCTCTACAATTTCTATACCATCATAGTTGATGATAACTACATCTGTTTTTTCATCGAATACTTTTTTACGTTTTTCTGCAGAGCCATGAGCAATACCTACAGACCTATGCATAGCAGTTTTAAAGAAGTCTGCCTGCCATGCTGCTTGCATGATTGATAGCGGACATACTACTAACATTCTTTTTATTTTACCTTGATTCATTAAATAATCAGCAGCCCATATTATAGCTGAGGTTTTACCTGTCCCTGCTTCTGATAGGCAGTATGCACGTCTATGTGCAGAAAGAAATTGAGCTGTTGTTCTTTGATGATCAAATGGTTTGTGAATACCAGGCCAGTTGTAGTCACGTGATATAGGAGAAGGAGGATTTTTAACCTTCATGTCTGATAGGGTTATGACTTCATCTAAACCCCAATTAACTATGACTTGGCTTACACCATTATCATGTTCTTTATATAGCTTACTTTTAGGTATCTTGTCTAAAATAAGTTGTGGACGTTTTGTATTAACTATCAACGCCTTGTCTTTGTATACTTCCAATGCAATCTCCTAGTGATAAAAATAGACGCGACATCGAGAGAGGTAATGACGCGTCTAGCCCTACATGTTAACACATAAGATGAAAGCGAGCATGTCGAAATTCTTATTGTTAACTGACGTGGTTATATCGCACTCACGTCTTGCGGAAAAACTATTTCTTTTTTAAAGGGGTATTCTTTTTAACTGAATTATCGCTATTGCGACTAAAAGAACTGTTCTGACTTTTAGTTCTAATTCTAGTATTTGCTTTAGTATTACTTCCACCTTTACTAAGAGGGATAACATGGTCTATCTCTTTACCATCACCCTTTGATACTCTACCATCTTTAATAGCTTGTCGTCTAGCTTTATTTCTAGCTACACGTAATTTTATTTGCTCTGGTTGTGCTTTATATATGTTTTCTTTTTGATAATCTCTTGCCATTATTTTCCCCAATGTGAACATGATTGAACAGGGCAAAACTTCTTACATGCAAAGTTAGGGACAGCGTTAAATACCCCTGACTCGTAAGCCCCGTTTATACGTAATACTATTTTACTCCATTCTGCAAACATGTCCTCTACTTTATCGCTTGTATAATCTTCTTTTAGTATCTCTTTACTTACTAAGAAAACCAATCCAGACTTAATTTTAGTCATGTCTGGGAAGTGTTTAAAGATAGCTACACTAAACAAAGATAGCTGTCTAGTATCTGCATACTGACTAGACTTGCCTGTTTTATAATCAATTAAGGTAGCTAACTTAGTTTCGGTATTGATAACTAATAAGTCAATAACACCCCTCCACCAAACATCTTTAGCAAAGAAGTCACAAGGTTGCAAGTCTTTTGTTAAGCCTAACTTATATTCACAGTATTTATCTCCTGGAATTGATATTAACCTATCAAGCGTTGGCTTAAACATATTAAACTTCTCTGGCAGAGGAGTTGCTTTGCTCACATATAACTCTGCAGCTTTGTGAACTTCGTTGCCATAAAGAAAATGCTCTACGTTTGGGTCTTGCTTAATATCTTTTGCTACATACAGATGATAGTATTGCTTAGGACATTTCTCAAATGTTGTAGCACTTGAGTAAGACCACGTTTTAAGTTCCGTCATTATCTACCTTTTGGATTTCGCCTGTTGATTTATTAAGTTCATACTCGGGTAAAACTTCTTTCCCTACGGGTTTCATTTGATCCCATTCTTTATCTATAGGTAACTCTTTTTTCTTTCTAAAGATCAAATCAAAGTTTTTTTCAAACTGTTCGTTGTTTGGTTTAGATTGTAACCAATCACCTGTTATATCATTTTGTGCGGTCTTTTTCATACTGTGCCCTTATATCTTTTACTAAGTCTTCAAAGGTTAATTGGTTCTTATCTTTAGCAAATTCAACACTCATAAGATACCGAGTTGTTTCAAAATTATATACTGTATGTGGCATCTGCGTATTAAATATATAATACGTTGCGGGTTTATATTTTAATTCTTCTATCTCAAACACTGCGCCCTCTTTGTTAGGAGCAAAGGCACAAACACTCCTATCGAACGGAGTTAATAACATATTG